GTACCTCCATAACGATGTTTTCTTGGCCTTCATATGCCTGATCGCGAGCAATTGTTCTAGTAAAACTTGCACTGTTATTTGTAACTGTAACGGTTCCGCTATTAGTATTATCCGTAAAATCAGCAGCAACTATTGTGCCTGTATTAACCCAATATAGTGTAGTGCCATTCTGCACATTAGTAGTTGTAATAGTAAACGTAGCCAAAGCACTAGTAGTTTCGTTTACACTTGCTGGATTTACTGTAATACTATAAGTAGGAGCCGCATTATTTAATGTAGTTGATTGTGATGTTGCTAATATTGTGCCACTACTATTTATATTTCTAAAACGTATTTGTACGGTTTTTAATGTTGTATTATAAACTGGATCAACATTGGTTGAGATTGTAAGTGAATATATGCCATTACCATCAGCACCTATAGTTCCACTTGTTGCTGACATATCACCGCTACCAGCAGTACCAATTTGTTCCCAATATATACCAGCAGCAGGCGTTACTAAATTTGTAGTAGTAATTGTATACGTAATACTACCACCTTCAGTAATACTAGTACTACTTTGTGTTAGTGACCAGGTAGTAGGGGCGTCTGCTACTGTTACAGTGTTTGCTGTAGCTACTATTGTTCCACTATATCCGCCAGTACGTAAATTAGCTATAATACTTCTGCCACCATCATAAACACTAGATACAGTTGTATTAATAGTAAAACTGCCAGTGCCATAGCTACCAGATGTGGTAATAGTAACAGTACCTTGACTAGTACCTACTGTACCACTATTAGTCCAGTAAAGTACTGTACCATTAGCAACGTTAGTAGTATTTACAGTAAAAGTAACACTATTACCTTCTACAATATTAGTTGCACTAGGAGTTATACTATAGCTAACATAGCCGCAGGCTACGCTATTAGATGTATCTATATTGTATGTAGTACAAACTCCGCCAGAATAGTTACCAGTATAGTAAGTTTTTCTTTCTACATAATTAGCTAAGCATTGCGAAGATAGAAGAGTATTTGCCGCAGGACAGGTGCTGCTATCTACAATAGTAGTACTAACTGTAACCTGTGGATAATTAGTTAAAGCAATAGTTAATACTTTGTCTCCATCTGTTCTAACATCAGCTAAACTAGTAAAAGTTCTACTAGCTGTATTATTATTTACTGTAAATATTCCTGAACTACTAAGAGCTCCTCCACTCCAGTCGCTGGTATCAAATGTAGTGTTGTTTATTGAATAGGGAACTTGTGTACCATTTAATACATTTGTAGTAGTTAATGTAATAGTTACACTGCCACCCTCGTTAATACTAGTGGCACTTGTAGATAATTGATAAGTACTTGCGCTAACATTAAATGTAACTGATGAAGTTACACTGCCATATTGATTTGTTGCAGTTAAGGTCCACGTTGTAGCATTTAGGACTGCACCTGCTAATGCTACATCGGTACCACTACTAGCAACTGTGCCAACACCATTATCAATAGTAACACTTGTGGCGTTTGTAACATCCCACTTAAAATAAGGAGTTTCACCGCTTAATCCAGTTACACTACTACCATAAGTACCAGTACTATTTGGTTTAACTTGAAAATAATTAATTGTAGGTCTATCTTTGCTAGTATCAGCTATAGTTATATAACTGCTTTGATAAAATGGAGTTCCTACATATGGCCCGGCAGTATAAAAATTAACACGAAACTGCTCTTGTGCATTTTCAGTAGCATAATCCTGTTTTATTGTAATGCTAAATGTACGTTGCCCAGTACCGTTTTCTGTAGTTAGCGTACCATATATTAGCCCTACAAAATCATCACCAGTTACGTTAGTTCCACCTTCTATAGCCCAGTAAAAATCTCTGGGTGCACCGCTAACAGTATTATCTTGTACATTTATAGTAAACGCGACTACGCTGTTTGCAGTTTCATCGGGACTTGCAGGACTATAGCTAAAACTAGTTATATTTGGATTTGTATAAAATGGAACATTAGTAATATTAAAAGCTACACTTGCGGCATTATTAGTTAAACTAAAAGTAGCTGTTTCTGTGCCCTCACTATTATCATTTCTAGTTGTAGGTATTGTTACAGATGCTGTATTATTTTGTACTGTAAAACTGCCGGACAAAACTCCGCCTAGTGAAAAATCTTCACTAGTAATATTGCTGCCACTAATTACCCAAGGTACACTAGTTCCATTTGGTACTCCAGTTGTAGTTAATGTAACAACTATATTATTTCCCTCAGCTACACTAGTAGGGCTGGCACTTAAACTATAGGTAGCTGCTGGAAATTCTATACTACCACCACCTACATCATAACTACTACCATCAATATAAATTATATATTGTACATCAGAACCCTGTGTAAGATCATAGTTACTAAAATATGCATCTACGAACTCATAATTTCTTAAAGCCACTCTAGCTGTTATTGCATTAGTTGCAGATCTTTTATATACAGCTTGAAAATCAAATAGATATGATGCAAGCGCACCTGGACCAGTTGTATAAGACTGAGTTTTGAAAAAATAAGGCAATACAAAAGCCGCTTTAGTCGGTACATTACTGAGGTTAATAACTTGGCTACAATTAGCTTGATTACACGGATAGCCACAACAAGTATTACTAAAGCCTGTGCCAGTCGCATATCTAAAAGGTATATTAAATTGGACTGCATCATTAGGTTTAAAATGTTTTTTATTAGAATCAAACGTACATTGCTGATCGGCCCTACGTAACTGAAGACCATAACCCGTTGTAGATCTAGGATTAACTGGATTTATGGAGAAGAAATAGACTTCTGGAGCATCAGCACTTGTAGGTGTATATGTATTAGGAAAATATACATTAACAGTAAAGTTATACCCTTGATTCCAGTCACCATCTGCCCAATATTCTCCACCATTATTAGGAACAGTAATAGCCGCAAATCCTCCATTACCACCTATACCTGGTGTTTGATACGTAATAGAATAATATCTATCACTATTGTAGCCAGCAACAGGTCGGTAACGCTTAGTGGAACTCCTTTACCAGCAAACCATGGTTTAATATAATCGTCATCAAGTACTATTTCGCCACTAGTATTATAAAATTTAAAACCATAAGTCATTTTGCAAATACCAATATTTTACTAGAGTTTCTATAAACGGTGCCACTAGGATCGTTAATAGCGCTTGTGTTTAATTGCACATAACGTATTCTAGGTATGAAACTGGGCCCCTCCGGATCATAAACAGCTACTGGATCATAATACCAATTTTGATCTCCGTTAAACAACGTAATCCAAAATATTACTTTGTTTTTTAAATTTGGCAAAGTAACACTGTTAAAAGTGCTGGTTCCATCATAAGTAACATACCCACTACCAGTAGTGGGTATTATTACAGTATTTATATAAACTCCACCGGTACTCGTGCTATCATAATCTACATTTCCACTGCTATCTAATAACTTTAATCCATATGCCATTATGATAGATTCCCCATTATAACTCTTAATACATTGTTTTCATAAACTTCTATTTTATTATTAAATAGTTTAATATAACTCCCTGTATTACTAGCCCCAATAACTAATTTTCCAGCATCTATACTACCAGCTCCAATTCTAGCAGCATCTAAAGTTCCTGTAGTTATTTTTCCAGCACTAAGATTTCCAATATAGGCATCTCCAATTGCTGCTTCTTGCATAAAAGTAGCTACATTAGTACTACTAATTTTATTATTACTAGTAATAGTAGTAAACGATCCAGTACCGGCATTACTAAGAGTAATGGTGCCATTGGTTTCCGTAATGCTAATATTTCCGTTTATTATTCCAGTTGGTGCATTGGTTAAATCAGTTTTTACAGCTGCTAAACCTGCCGCATCAATAGTTGTACTAGTAGCTCCGCCTCCTTGTAGTGAATAAACCGCTCCTGTTTTACTAATGTACAAGTTGCTGTTTAATATTCCAGCTGGTGCATTAGTTAAATCAGTTTTAATAGCACCTAAGCTAGTAGCTGTAATATTACTGTTCAATATGCCAGCTGGTGCATTAGTTAAATCAGTTTTAACTGCACCTATACTAGTAGCAGTAACGTTGCTATTGTCTAATATACTAGGATAGCTTGTGCTGATGTTACTCCAATCAAGTGCTGTTCCTGCTCCAAATAATATATTACCATTAGCGTCTTTAACAGTTAAATTTCTAGTATCTATTTTATCGGAAGTAACTGTACCAGTAATAATATTACCACCATTAATGCTAGTAGTTCCGCTATTACCGAAACTTAAAGTATTTGTTCCATTACTTATGCTTTCTGCGGCAGTAAATGTAACTAATCCAGTAAATCCAATTGCTTGAGTAACACTACCAAATGTTGGCTGTCCTGTACCGCCACCAGCAGTTGTTTCTACTACTGTGTATGTAACATAGTAATATTTGTTAGAGTTGCCAGCAGCATATACTGGAGCACCTTTTGCCCAGCCAGATAACCCAGTAAAATCACCGCTAGTAAAATTATAGCTTACTCCGGTATTACTTATACTAGGCGTGCTACCATCAGTTACTACGCTTTGGTAATGAACTATACCAGTAGCTGTGCGCTTACCAATACTGCCATCTTTAGCAACACTCATAGTTACAGTTTTACTGTAATTTACACCACTAGCAGTAATTGTTAAAGCTGCAGTTATATTAGTTACATTTGCACTAGGAGTTATAGTAATTGTTTGATTACTGCCAGTAGCAGGAGTAGCTCCGGTTATAGCCCAAGAATAACTACTAGGAGTCAAATTTTGATATGTAGCAGTAAGTGTAGCAGTGCTAGGACTATACACTCCATTAATATCTACTACAAAATTAGTTACTCCACTAATATCTATAACTTTACCATCATTGCCGTGTTCCGCTACTATAGTAGGTGTAGTCCATTGACCTGTAGTAATTTCATCTACAGTTGAGGAACTAGCTGCGCTAGCATAAATAGCCCATAGATATTTTCCAGAACTATCTGCAGGAGGAGTAGTAGACCAACCATTTAATATAGTATTAAGTGTGTCAGCTATATTCCACACACTAATTGCAGCAGTACTAAAGGTGTATTTTAAACTAGCAGTTGGTGTTAAATTTGTGCTAAGTGTAGATGTAGCAGTACGTTTGTATAGCGTAACAGTTGCAGTATTTATACCATTTTCACTATATTTTACAGGCGTAGACCACTCATTAGCAGTAATAGTATCAGTTCCACCACTACTTTTAGCTGTTGCAACAGTTACCCATAATGGATCAAGTGTACCAGTGCCATATATTTCTTTTGACCAACCGTTATCTAATTGATCTGTACTAGTATCTATTTGAAAGGTGCTAAAATCAAACGTGGCAGATCCTGGTCCTAGGCTAGTAGGCCATCCGGTCCAGCTAGTATTATCTGGTGCACGTTTATACGCGAATACAAGACTGGAGCTTTTGCCACTAGTTAACCTGTTATACTTGTATATTTCAGTAATAGTAAAACTATCACCAAAAGTACTTTTACCACTAATAGTTAAAGTAACTGTAGCGCTTGTTTCAGCGGTAAAACTTGTTAGATTTCCTAGTGTAGCGGTATTATCACCATTAATAGCATCTTGTACGGTACTAATACTACCACTAGTTAAACCAGTACCGTCTACTTTTTGACTTATTCTCCAACGCCCGTTAGCAGTACCAACTCCATCATACTTAAGTATTGTACCACCTTGTTTAACAGTTATCGTTGCACCCGTTCCAGTAAGTATAGCTTGATTACTATCATTAAATGATACAATAGGTACAGCTGGAACTAAATCACTACTAATGCTGGCAATTATTAAATTTGTCCAGCTAACATTTACTATTCTTGGAACAATACTAGTATTACCACTTCTGCCAACGTGTTTTGCTAGTATGCGATAGTTATTACTAGCTGGTTTAATCCAATTAAATTTACCAGTTTTGCTATAACCTATAAGCGTACTATTTGTCCACAGTGTATTCTTCTCTTGTGTAGATTCAGTAGAATTAGGTACAGCACTAGTTACATAACGTAACTCTGTAGTGTCATAGTCACTGTCTGTAGGTATATCCCAAGTTAATTCTATGTTTAACTCGTTTAAATCATATGACAAATTACTTACATTGGTTAAACTACGAACACGACCCTGAACAGTATGTGTTGCAAAATCAGTCCATAATCCAACTACACCATTACTAGCAATGTATCGTAATCTATACTTATAGGTTTCATTTTTTAATACATTTGGTATATAAATTGTGTTATCAGGATATGCTACTCTAATTGATTTTGTACTAACTGTAGATACAGCACTGCTAAGATCATATTCACATTCAATAAAAGCTGTATTAGTAGGCAAGTCTGCTGGATGCCCAAAAGCTATTTTTATACGATTTTCACTAATTACGGGCGCAATTAAATCTCCAGCAGTTTCATCACTGGATACGCCTGTTATAATTGGTTTTTGTGTACTAGTATATAAGCTTCTATTTAACTCTGGTGGTAAACTTATTTGTGTTTCGAAAACTGTGTTAGTAGTATTTAATGTTTGATAATCTGTAAATAAATTGTATGTATCAGTAATGCCGTAGTCTACAAGAGTTAGTCTAGCGCTTTTATTACTTGTAGGCTCAATACTAATTACTAATAAGTCTTGTGCTTCTTGATTTAAGTAACCAAATAAGTATAAATCTCCACCACTAACTTCTGTGGTAGTTGTACTGCTAGAAAGTTTTACTTTCTTATAATACCCGCTATTTAATGTTACGGTACCACTAAGATTAGTTTGTCCAAATGAATTAACCGCTTGTGTATAGGTAAAACTTAATTGATCTCCGCTAACTGCTGTAACAGATACCTGATTATGTACATAGCTTAAGCTTGGCACACTAACACTTATCATATCACCAACAGATAAACTATGTACACTACTAGTAGTTATTGTAATTACGTTATTTGAGGCACTAGCGTTGGCTATATTAAAAGACTGTACAATTCCTCTAGTTGTGCTAGCACCAACAGAACTACGTATTCTAATGGTATGATTTTGGCTACTATTTATACTAACCGTTTCGTCCAGTTCTAGTAAGTCGTTAGCTAAGCGATTTTTAACACGACCACTGTCTAGACCCCACATAGGTACATCGTGCATAACTTTTACACGATCGCCACGGTTACATACTAGGTATTCTAAATCTGCATTAAGTGAATATACTTCACGACGTAGATATGCCTGTGCCATATGCCATTTAGCATGATCTACAACCGCAGCAGCTTTAGTTACTCCTGGTAGTTGTATAGATTCAAATAACTCAGCAGTACTAGCCGTTTTGTCTGTTTTATATACAATTATTTCACTTTGTTGATAGTTGTTATCTTCATCTAAAAAGTTTACACGCAATCCGTCTGGTAATTTGGGTAGGGCTCTAATTCCCTCAAATCCCCAACTATTGTGTGGAGTAAAATGTTGTACAATATTTGACTTTGGCTCGTCAATAGTTACAGACCACTTACCGTTGATAAGTGCAGGGCTGGCCCTGCCGGCTGCACATATATCACGTAGTATATCCATAATACTACGCGTATCTGCTATTATGCTATTATACTCTAACTTAAAAGTTTCGGTTTTTTGGCTACCAACAGTTGGTGTATAAGTAATAGAACGATTCTGGTTACAGTAATTCCACCAATATTGTATTTGTGGTAAATCTAATTGACTATCTGTAACGGGTTGCGGATTTGCTGGATGTTGTAGTACATATCTAAACAAATCTGCTGGATTACTACTTGTTCCATAGCTCCAACTGGTACCGTTATAACGATTTAACCAAGTTTGTACAATAGCATTAATACCATCCAGTTGACCATTAATTTGATCAGTAGCCTTAATGCGTAGTGCAGTTTTAGCTATTTTAGAATTACGTGGATCTACTAATATTTCACCATTACTAGGTGTTTTATAGAATGTTGCGGCTAAAAATGTTACAGTATCACTATACCTATAGTCTGGTACTATATCTGGATCATCACCATTTTCTCTGCGTGCTCTAACACTTAGTGTACCTGTTGTGCCAGTAGGAAAGTTCTTTTCAAAACTAATAGTAAATGCGTCTTTTTTAGCCGCATCGCTACCAATTAATCCGCCAACTGATTTACCGCCTGCATATGCTGTATATGGTTCTATCCAACTATTCCAAGTCGTGCCACCATTTGTGCTATATTCAATAGCTATATTTACAGGTGCAGGTTCACGATCACCCGCTTTAGTGTTTATCCTACTCAAACCCTGTGGAAAATGTATATCTACTACTAATGTATTTACACTATCGCCGTTATTTGCAGCAGTGATCCATGGTCCAGCAGGAATTGCATTAATTGTGTATTGGTCTGTTTCGCCGTAACGCTGGTCTTGCTCACCACCAACATAACCCATAACAGACTGAGTTTGTGTATTACCATTTTGTAGTGGACTATACGCTTTGTTATTAGCATCTCTAGCACCAGTTAGTGCTGTATTAACTAAATTTTGATATACATCACTGCTATAAATAGTATTAAATTTTTCAATATTTGCTGCATCAGCACTATCATTTTTTCTATCTAGTGTGATAAACATGTCCTGTGTTTGATTAGGACTGTCAAACTTAGCAAACTGATAGCTTTGATTTTGTTGGCCTAGATTAAGTGCAACTTCACCAATTTTATAAGTTGTAGCATCTATATTTAGTGGGCCATATCCCCAGGCCAATAGCATTGTTAAGTAGCTATCACGCTCATTTAAAAATGTAGCATAATTTTGGGCACCAAGGGCCGGTGTCATACGAACTTTACCCAATATTACTGGTATAGCCCCATATGGGTTTGATTGATTGGCACCACCAGTAACCATATACTGTTGTTCTGTAGTACCGGGATCTTTTGTTGTTGGCGGACGTACTGGTGCTATTGCATTAATTAGTGCTCCGCCAACAATAGTAACTGCCATTGTAGCAAAAGTACTACCTACAGCTCCAGCTGCCCAACCAGCAGCAATTGAGGAACCTACTAAACCACCACTAGTAGCTGCAATTAATCCACCTTCTAATGCTCCGGCAATATAGGGGGCATAAATAGCTAGCGCAACAAATAGTGCTAGTCTAACAACATCTTTTCCAGGAATAGCTCTGTATTCGACAACATCTGTGTCTTTAAGGACAAAAGTATCCCACCGCTCTACTGTAATAGGGCGACCGTTTACAAGTATAGCTGCATAGGATTTTAATTCTGGTGCAACTTTCCACTCATCAACTACAAAAGTGTGTAGTTGCTGTAGAGTAGTACCAGGAGTTATTGGTAGTGTATATCGTTCAGTTTTTAGGGGATGTGGAACGGTATTTAGTATAACATTTTTGCTAGAATTATACTTAAAATATCCAACTATACGCTTACGCCATAGGACGCTATCAATAGACTCAACAACACTAGTAGAATTTTCACTAATATGAATAAATTGTTTATCGTTTATAGCTACAGCAATATGGGATTCGCTTCCAAGTAGCTTAAATAAAATAACTGCGCCTGATTCAAGCGCAGTTATTTCGTCCCAACCTTCACGATATTGAGCAATTAATTCTTCTAGCCTAGATGTATCATCTGTTGTTGTATAGTCATCAACAAAACTAGGTAATGTTATATTAAACTCATTTTTGTAAATAAGTCTAACCAATCCCCAACAATCTACACCATTAAAATCTCTACCACGTTCCTTAAAAGGAATTCCAATATATTTATTTGACCACATTAGAATAATCCTGGAAAATATGCTGGAGTAAAATTATGAAGCGGAAAAGGTTCACGTTCATAATTTATCATAGTTAATTCGGCAGAAACTTGATCTTTATTATAAGTAAAATTACTTATGTAAAAATCGTTAAAAGTAGCCTCTGCATCAGCATTAACATTAAACAATGCATTACCTGGCTCTACATATTTAGATAGTAATAAATCTAACTTTATTTTTGGAGGGCCAGTAATAGTTCTAACAATAGGTACCACATATCTAGTTACGTCAAACATAGTAATAGAACATTTAGGTGCTTGACCTTGTTCTTCAGTAGGCAAACTGATTTCCATAGGCAAAAAAGTATAATCGCTGCCTTTCCAAGTAATACCATATATAACTTCTTCAGCAGTTTCACTAATACGTTTAGTGAAACTGTCACAAAGTCTTAGTACAACATTGTTTACATTATCAGGATCATAAATAGTTACAGTAGTAATTAAATTAGTATCTGTTTCTGGAGAAAATATTGCTTTTAATGCCTCTGGAGACATTGATGTTAATCTGCTCATGGTAATACTTCTAACTGTAGTGATACTGTCCAATATCCTGGGGCAAGATAGCTTGTAGTAAACAAGCTATCTCCTTGAGGAATTATTCTAACTTCTTCGATAGTGTTGGTTCTAGGGTGTGGAAAACCAAAGCGTATAGTTCCTCTAATTGTATTTTCTACAAAGTTTTTTAGTGTAGCTACTTCAGCATTAGTCATAATAAAACTAAGACTTAATTGACTAGGACGCTTACCTAAATATCTCATTTTGGCAGGGCCTTTATCCATACTAGTTCTTTGGATAAGTGCTCCATGATTTTCACTAAAACCTTTTTGAGGTACTTGTGGTAAACTTAATGCTGTCCACGAGTATGTATAGGCCATACTATCTCCTTACTAATGCTGGGCTTAATCCATAATTACCCCGCAAAGAATTTTGCATAGGGCTTCCAGGTTGAGCCATATTTCCTGCTACCATTTCGCTAATAATTACATCAAAGCTACGGTTACCTCTACTATCTACTGTTTCCTTAGCTTCAACATTGGCTTGAGTATTATTGTAGATATTAATTTCTGTTTTTCCACCAGTTGCTCGTACGCCAAATGAACCGTTACTAGTTTTAACAGCTGGCATAACAAATTCAGGACCAGCTTCTCCAGCTACAGCCATTCTGCTGCCACCACTATGTGCAAATAGAGTAGGACTATTTAATAAACCACCTTTTGCATACTTATCCATACCTGCAAACATTGCGCTAGA